ACGTGGTATTCCGCAGAGAAAGCGCTTGAGGCGAAGCTTGCCACGCGCATGGGCGGCAAGGCCAAGCCCGCAATGCCCGAACAGCCGGAGCCTATGGACGTGTTGAGCGCCATCGGGATCGCGTTCACCGCGTCCGCTCCGGTCAAGCCTGAAGTGCTGAAGTCACCCGTCAAGCACTTCGGCGATCCCCAATTCATCTCGACTGAGGATGTCGAGGGTATCCGCAACGCGTTGAAAGGAATGTTCGCATGACCGCACCGACCAAAGCGGTACCCACGAATCCGGCCGAATGGGAAGAGTACGTGCACACCACGCTCTCCTCTCCCGAGGCATTCAAGGCCGCGTTTGATGACGGCTCGTTCAAAGAGGCGATGGCCGGCTACACCGGGGCGACGAACGCCACCATGCAGGCGCTGCGCGCCGACCTCAAGAACGACATCATCACCACCGTGATCGAGATGAGCAAGCGCAACGGTGTGCGTCCGGACGTCGAACGCATCGCGCTCGCGGCCAGCAAGGGCGGCGCGTACAACGAGGGCGCGCCCGGTGCACTGAACAAGGTGTGGAAGTCTGGCGGGCAGATGCTCTCGGACATCTTCACGCCGAGCAAGGCACTCAAGCCCGAACAGAATGCCCGCCTGGCCGCGTACAACGATTTCACGATGGCGTATTCGGAGCGGATCCCGAGTGAGGGCGGCTACCTCGTTCCCGAGGAGATCCGGGCGGACATCCTGTCCCTGGCGCTTGAGAACAGTGTGGTGCGCTCTCAGGCCGTGGTGGTGCCGATGAGCACCAGCAAGCTGCGGTATCCGGCGCTCGACTTCACCACCGAGGTTGGTGAGGTATTCGGCGGCATCGTCATGTCCTGGCTGGATGAGGGCGAGGAACTGACGCCGACCTCCGGTACGTTCGCCGCGATCGCGCTGGTTGCGCACAAGTTGGGTGGCTTGGCTCGCATCCCGAACGAGTTGGTGCGGGACGCTGCGGCGCTTGAGGCCTGGGTGCGCCAGGCGATGCCTCAGGCGGTCATGCACTTCGAAGATCTCGCGTTCCTCAAGGGCAACGGTGTGGCCAAGCCGCTGGGTGGCCTGCACGCTGACAACCCGGCACTCATCGTGGTCGGTGATGAGACCGGCCAGACCACGAACAGCATCACGTGGAACAACGTGCTCGCCATGTTCGCGCGCCTGTTGCCCGAGTCCTACGGCAACGCGGAGTGGGACATCACCCCGGACGCCATCCCTGAGATCTTCACGATGGCGCTCCCGGTCGGTGTTGGCGGCAGCGCGGTCATGATCGGCGAGGGGCAGGGGCCGCAGCGGTTGCCTCAGTCCCTGTTGGGCATCCCGATTCGCTGGACCCGGAAGGCTCCGGCAACGATGGGTACCCAGGGCGACATCTCGCTTGTCGACTGGAGCAAGTACGTCATCGGCGACACGATGAGCATGACGCTCGACACCTCCGAACACAGCGCGTTCACCTCGGACAAGACTGACTTCCGGATCATCGAGCGAGTGGACGGTCAGCCCGGCCTGCTGGCTCCGCTGACACCGGAGAACAACGGGCCGACGCTCTCCGCGTTCATTCAGCTCGAAACTCGCACCACCGACTAACAGACGCTCATCCCGAGGTGCCGGCATCAGGTCGGCACTGGTAGGGACTAATCCCCAGGAAGGGGAAGCATGGAAGCGCTCGGAAGGCTTTTCGATATCGGCATCGGTTGGGTGCCGGTTGACCTCAACACGTCGGATGGTGCGACGGGCAAACGCATCGCGATGTCCGGTGCGGACGCGATCACGTTTGTCGTGTGCACTGGTGTCGGTGGTGCGGAAGATCTTGTGCTCGATCTTCAGCAGCACACCGCGTACACGTCGGGCACGTCGGCCGACCTTGACAGCGTTGGCGTGGCCGGCACAACCGACCTCGCTCGTTTCCACATCAAGGCTGAGACTGCGCTGGACAACGATGAGTCCTGGGTCAAAGTGGACGTCACAGCGGGCACCACGGCCAGTGAGGTCACCGTGGTCGGGGCGACGTACGGCGCGATGCAAAAGTTGGTCGTGATCGAAGTGAACTCCGCGATGATGGCGGCAGGGTATACCCACCTCAGCCTGAACGCTGCGATCACCACGAGCACGGCGCAGCTTGCGTGCTGCCTGTACTTCCTGCACGAGCTGCGCTACCAGCGCAAGCCCGTGAACCTGCCGAACCTCCTGCGGCCAGGGGCGGCGAACGCCTGATGACTGTCATCAACGAGGCTGAGGCGTACACGAAGGCCGTGCTTGGTAACGTCGTTACCAAGGCGTCCGGCACTCTGGCGAGCACGGCTATCCCCGTGTTCACCGTGGCCGGCGGCGAAGTGATGATCACTTCGGTGTGGCTCAAGGTCACCACGAGCATCACGGCGGCGAGCACGCTCGCCCTTCAGAACAACCCGACCACGGGCGACACGATGACGCTCGTGACGGCTACCGACCTCGGTACCACTGACACGCTTGCCGGCGGCATCGTCGGGTTGGATCAGGGCACCACGGCGGCATCCTCGTTCTTGCGGGGTGGCCGGCACGATATCAACTGGGTCATCTCGATCGGTCAGGTTGAGCTGCTTCCTTCGTCGGCCAACGGTGCTGTGACCATCGGCGTTACGTGGGTACCGCTCGTCACCGGCGCAACGCTGGTTGCCGCGTAGCATCACTGACCGGATCCCCTGGCCGTATTCCCCCAAGGAATCCCCACAACGGCCAGGGGATCCCCCCATCGGAGAGAGATCATGGAACTGACGCAAGAGGACTACGAGGAACGCAAGTCCCGTGTTGAAACGGGCATGGGCGATGACGATGACGCCCGGCTCGTGAAGCTCTACGAACGGGAGGGGTTCACGTGGGATGGGAGAGCTATGGAGACATCCTCCGGTTCAACGCCGAGCAAGCCCAAGAGGAACACGAGCGCGTCCCGGTCGAGTGCCCGAACGACGCCACGCCGCTCCAACAAGTCAGTGGCGGACGCCACCACTGTCCTTTCGACGGATGGACCTGGCCAGACAAGCGCATCGTCGGGAGACTCTGAATGATCCCGACCATTGGGCGCATTGTGATCGCGGGCGTGGATCCGGCCAGCAACAACGGCGTGGATGTCTGTCCCGCGATCATCACGCGCGTATGGGGCCCGGCCAGTGCTCCGGCGAACGGGCGCGGGTTGGTCAACCTCAAGCTGTTCAATGACAGCGTGAACGTGCAATGGAAGACCTCGGTCATCCTGTTCGATACCGAAGAGGAAGCGCGAGCGTTCGGACTGCTGAACGCCTGCTTCTGGCCACCACGCGCGTAGCATGTGGACCATGCACGACAACTGAAGATCCGCCCTTCCTGGCCGATGAGTCGGCCTGGCCACGAATGCAAGGCAAGGGGAGCGCATGACTGCCTCACTCGATGAGGTGTGTTACACGACGCGTGAGCACGTGCAGCACACCCTTGATCAATCCGATGCTGTGCGTCTCAACGCGCGCATCGATGAGTGCATTCAAGCCGCTTCCCGCGACCTTGAGAACGATGTGTGCCGGCGGCGCTTCTATCCACTGACGGCCGTTCGTTACCCGGATCCGCGCTGGGTGAGCGGCAACACGCTGTGGCTGAACCATATCGACTACGAGATCTTGAGCCTTAGCTCTCTTGTGGTGGACGGGACCACGCTCACGGCGAACACGCACTACTACCTCGACTGTCAAGTTGCGTCAGGCGCGTACACCGCCATCCGTCTCATCAACACGAGCAACGCGGCGTGGACCACGTTGCAACGGCGCATTGTGCTCACGGGAACGTTTGGTGGGTCGGACGGCAGTGCGGCATCTGGTGCTCTCGCTGCCGCCGTGAGCACTACGAGCGCGACCACGATGACGGTCACCGACGCGTCCCTTGTGGGGGTCGGAGATCTTGTGCTCATCGACAGTGAGCGCGTGCTGGTCACCGAGAAAGCCGTGATCGACTCGACGGCCACCGTGAGCGGAACGGTCGCCTCATCGAACGCCACAACTACGGTGCCCGTGTCGGATGGCACGAAGCTGCACGTCGGGGAACAGATTCTCATCGGCAGTGAGCGCATGTTCATCGAGAACATCTCGGGCAACAACCTCACGGTGAAGCGCGCGACGAACGCCAGTACGCTGGCCGCTCATGCCGCTCTTGATGTCGTGTACGTGCCTCGCTTGTGCACGGTGGTCCGAGGCGCGGCGGGCACCACGGCGGCAACTCACAGCAGCGCGGCGGCGCTCATGCGCAACCATGCGCCGGCCTTCGCCCGTGAGGCGGCTCATGCCCTGGCACTGAGCTATCTGGAACAAGGCAAGGCTGCGTACGCGCGCACGGTCGGCTCCGGTGATGCTGAGCAGACGGCATCGGGCGCTGCGCTGCGAGACGTGGTGGCGCGTGCCGATCGCGCGTACGGGCGGCACGGCCGAATCGGGGTGGCGTGATGGGAACGGTGGTCACAGCCTCGGGCACGGTGGTCACTGGCCGCGCTGTGCAGCTACAGCACGATGCGGCTGACGCATGGGCGGAACGCCTGGCCACGCTCGGTGCCAGCATGGTGCGCACGAACCTCAACAGTGTGCTGCGCAAGCAGACGCCGTACTACCGGCTACAGGTGCAACCCCGGCCGGAGCCACCGGGATGGAAGATCACAGACGGCGGTGTGATCTACGGCCCGTGGCTTGAGGGCACTGGCTCACGTAACCGGACCACGCGATTCAAGGGCTACTCGACGTTCCGGCGCACCGTGCAACAGATCAACGCACGCGCTGAGAACGTGGGTCAGCCCGTGGTGGCGCGTTTCGTGAACACGATGAACTCATGAGCCTCGACTCACGCGCGCTCATGAACGCGCTCACGACACTGGCCAGTGAGTCAGGCGTCTTTGAGACGGTGTTCGGCCATGAGCCGAAAGCCGCGCCGAGCGTGCTCGGTGTCTCATGCGGCGTATGGGTCAATGACATCCGAGGCGTGCAGTCGAGCGGCTTGAGCTCCGTGAGTATGCGCGTTGAGTTTGTGTACCGCGTGTTCCGCTCCATGCTCACGGAGCCTCAGGATGACATCGATCCCGAGGTGATCGACGCTACCGATGCTCTGCTCACGCGCATCATCGGCGAGTTTCGGCTAGGGCTCAGTGATACCCGGTACGTGGACGTACAGGGCAGCGATGGTGAACCGTTGCGCGCCGTACCCGGCTATATCGATCAGGACGGTAAGAAGTTCCGCGTCATGGAGATCTTCGTACCCATCATCGTGAACGACGTCTACACCTATGCGGCTTAGGGGAACAGCATGAGCAAACAGGGCGGCATGGGTGACCGTTTCTACGTCGATGAGTTTGACCTGTCGGGCGATGCCGGCTCACTGGGCAACGTGGGCGGTGGCCCGAGTCCCAGCATCGTCACGGCCATCAACAAGAGCGCCGAGGAACGCATCGGCTTGCTACTCGATGGCCGGCTGAGCTTTGTCTCATGGTTCAATCCGAGCACCGCGCCCGGTGCGGAAGGCTCGCACGCCGTGCTCAAGACCTTGCCTACGGCCGATCGTATCTGCACGTACACCATCGGCGCGGCCATCGGTGCGCCGGCGGCATCGCTGGTGAGCAAGCAGGTGAATTATGACGGGACTCGCGGCCAGGATGCCTCGTACTCGCACAGCGTTGATGCTCAGGCCAACGGCTACGGGCTTGAGTGGGGGGAACAGCTGACCGCGGGGATCCGCACCGACACCACGGCCACTAACGGCACGTCGATAGACCTCGGGGCGACCAGCACTCTATTCGGTGCGTCAGCGTACCTGCACGTCCTGGCCGTGGTCGGCACGAGCGTCACGGTGAAGATCCAAGACAGTGCCAATAACAGTGCGTTCACTGACGTGACTGGGCTGACGTTCACCGCCGTGAACGGTGGCGCTGTGGGTAAAGAGCGTGTGGCCACTAGCAGCACGGCAACGATCCGGCGCTACGTGCGCGCGGTCACCACGGGCACATTCTCGTCCGCCCTGTTCGTGGTCAACTTCGTGCGGTATGAGGCGACCGGTCATGCCTGAGCCGTTCCGCATCGCACCGAAGATGCCGCCGAGCGCGTACAAGACGTACGCGCTGCGTATGCCGCCGGCCACGCACTTCCGGAAGGCTACGTGTCAGGAAGTGGACTGCAGGGCGTACGCCCACGGTTGGGTCACGCATATCGACGTGAGCACCGAGCTCGGCCAGAAACAAGCGCGCTACATCGTGGACAAGTCGGGGCGCACGTACACGACGAACGGAGCACCCGACAGTACGGACACGCGCGTGACGTTCACGTTCCCGCCCGGCCAACAGTGCTTCGCCGATCATCAGGTGCCACTGGAGCGCGAACCGCTCTACATCGTGCGGGGTGGCGATTGGCGCGGCAACCCGCGTGGCGAGAAGCGGCAGCACGTACGCGCCGTTGATTGGGTCGAAGACTTCGCCGAGCATCAGGCCGGCATCATCGCAGAGATCGAGAAAGGTTAGACCATGGCCAAACAGGGCGGCATGGGGTTTGCGGTTGCGGTGGACGATGCCGCCGGCTCCCCCCAAACCATCAGCAACGACATCACGAACCTCGCCTACTCCACACCGCGTGGTGTGCAGGACGTGACCGGTGTGGACAAGAGTGCGATCGAGCGCCTGCTTCTGCTGGCCGACATGAGCGTCACGCTCAACGGGGTGCACAACAACGCGGCGAACCTCTCGCACGCGGTTTTCAAGACCGTACCGAGCACGAGCGTGCAGCGCACCACCACGCTGACAATCTCGTCTCAGGTGTTGGCAGGAGAGCTGCTTTACTCCGATTACGCCACCACCCGTGCACAGGACGCCTCTCTCACGTGGACAGCGCCTGGCGTGCTGGCCAACGGCGCTGTGCCGACGTGGGCGTAGCGGTGGGCTTTCCTGGCCGGCGCATCCTCACTCTCGAATTCGAGGGCGCGATGGCGGAAGCGAAGGTCACGCTGCGCGCGGCCAGCGTGGAAACCATGCTCATCGTGCGCGAGAGCACGATGGCCGAGGCCGTGCCTCTGTTGGCTGAGCACCTGGTCTCATGGAACATCACTGACGAAGAGGGTGAGGTGATCCCGTTTGAGGAGAAAGCCATCCTCGCGGGGGTTGAGCCGACAATCCTTCAGAAGATCATCGGCGAGTGGTACGCGGTGGCAGCAGGCATCAGCGCCCCTTTAGATCTGCCATCGAAAGATGGGGATTCCAGACAGGATACGGAGATCGCGGAGCAATCCATTCCGATGGACGTCCTGTAGTCGCGCCGGACGAGGTGCACAGGACGCGATGGGTGCTCGCGATGTGTGAGCGGTTCGGGTGTCTGCCGTCCGCCCTGCTGGCCGAAGACTCGGAACTGATGCGCATGTTGGAGATTGAGGGATTGATGAGCGGGGGTGAGTGAGCATGGCGAACGAAGTCAAGATCAAGATCACCTCCGAAGTTGATACCAAAGGTTTTGACAGCGCAAACAAGAGCCTTGCGGAGACCAAGGTCGCCGCGTATGTGGCGGGCGGTGAGATCGATCGCCTGAACGAGACGATGACCGAATCGGACAGAATCGGCTCGACGTTCGGCGAGAAACTGAAGCAGAGCACGACGCGCAACAAGATCAAAGGCAAGGATGTTCTCGATCTGACACCGGATCCGAGCATGTTCGCCAAGTTCGGCCAGACGCTCACCTCCGGCTTGACGCCTGTAGCGTCTCTGGCCGGCAATCATGTCGGACTCACTATCGGTGCGGCGGCAGGGGCCGCAGCAGGTCCTGTGCTGCTCAGTGCGATAGGCGCTGCTCTGGCCGGCGGTATCGGACTGGGCGTGCTCGGACTGGGCGTCATCAAGGCCGTACAGGCTGATGACAAGCTGACCGAGGCCGGTAAGCAGGTGGTCGAGAAACTGAACCGCGCGATCACGGCGAACGTCAGTGTGCTGAGCGCGCCGATCATGAGCATGTTCGATCACGTGGGAGACGTGGCAGACCGGTTCGGTAAGAAACTCGGTCCGGTGTTTGCGAGCCTGGCCAGCGAGCTAGGTCCGTTCACCGATAAGGTGCTCGGCGCGGCTGAGGCTATCGGTGACGTGCTGCTACGGAAGGCAACCGATTCCGGTCCGGCCCTCGACGCCCTGGGCGACGGTATCGGGATGCTCGGCGATGCCGCGTCTCAGTTCCTCGACATGGTGGTTGACACCGGCCCTACCGCAGCTGACAACCTACGCCTGATCTTCGGCGCGATCGGGGACATGATCAAACAGACTGGGGCGTTCCTCGCCCTGGTCGAGAAGCTGAGCGAGAATGAGTGGCTGACGGGGCCGCTGCTTCCCTTGCTGCGCAAGCACTACAAGGACGCGGGCGAGGCGTCCGAAGACCTCGCGGATGACACGAGCAACCTCACCGTGCAGATGGACAATGCAGGCAAGGCTGCTAAGGGTCAGCAGGATGCGCTCAGCGCGCTCTCGAAAGAGATGAAGTCTCAGGCTGATCCGGTGTTCGCCCTGTACAACGCGACCGACAAGCTTGAGGTTGCGCAGACCAAATACAACGATGCGTTGAAAAAGCACGGTCCCAACAGTGAGGAAGCGCGTTCAGCGCTGCGCAAGCTAGGCGCGGCGGGCATCGACCTAGAAGCCGCTGTGGGCGCGCTCGGTAACGGTTTTGACGGGCATCTCACCCCTGCCATGAAAAACACGCTCAGTGCAGCCGGCCTGACGAAGAAAGAGATCAATGATCTAGACAAGCAGTTTGGGCAGGCCAAGGCTGCCGGAGACAAGTTCGCCAAGAAATACCAGGCCAGCGCCGCAGTGAACGGCATCTCATCCGCTCAAGGCAAGGTCCGCAGCATCACCGATGATCTTCGCGACTTTCAGGGGCGCTGGACCGCAACCATGATTGTCAACTACAAGACCTTCGGCAAGCCCGGTAGCGGTGGTGGTCTGGCCACGGGCGGCATCTCCGGCGCGGCGAACGGCCAGACGAGCGGCAACCTGACGTGGGTCGGAGAGAACGGGCCGGAGTTGGCCGACCTCCCGTCAGGCACGCGTGTGTGGAGCGCGGGCGATTCGGCCAGGATGGCCGCAGCGGGTACGGGTGCCGGCACTGGTGGGACGTTCGTGCTGCGCGCCGCGCCGAACGCCTCACGTGATCTCATGAGCGTGATCATCGAAGGCCTGAGGTATGAAGTGGACCGCAACGGGGGAGGCAGCGTGCAACGTCTGCTGGGAAGCGCGAACGTCTCATGACACTTCTCGGATTCCCTGCCAGCAATCCTCTGCCGATACGGGCCGAGATGTTCATTGACAGCGTGTGGACGGATGTCACGTCCTACGTGCGCCGGGAACAGGAAGTGGTCATCTCGGCCAGGGGGCGGGCCAACGAACAGGGCCGGCCGTCCCCGTGCACGTGCGATTTCACGCTGGACAACCGTGACGGCAGGTTCAACAACCGCAATCCCTTGAGCCCGTACTTCGGTCTGCTCCCCCCGTATCTGCCCGTACGGTTCTCCGTCACCGAGGATCGTAGTTTCCTCATCCTCGACGCCACGGACGGCCAGTACGTCAAGACGGCAGACAAGGCCGTGCTCGACATCACGGCAGAGATCGACGTACGGATTGAGCTTGAGCTCGACGTCCTGCCCGATGGTGACCTCGGGATCATCCTGGCCGCGAAGTATCGCGCGGGCGGTAACGCCTCGTGGGTTTTCGAGATCACCTCGGACGGCTATCTCATGCTCGCCCGTAGCGCTGACGGGACATCGCTGCTCACCACAGCGAGCACGGTCGTGGTGCCCGACCTGCACGGCCGACTGGCACTGCGGTTCACGTGGGACGGAGACAACGGATCCGGCAACCGCGTCACCACGTTCTACACCTCAGACAGCATCTCCGGCACGTGGACACAGTTGGGTACACCGATCACGGTGGCCGGCACGTCAAGCCTGTTCTCTAGTACGGCGAACGTCGAGATAGGCCGCGCTGACGATGGCGACTTCGCCCCTATCTCAGGCTTTCACGGTGTCACTGGCCGCGTGTACGCCCTTGAGATCTATAGCGGCATCGCCTCGCCAACCCTGGTAGCCAAGGCCGATATTGGCGCTCAGGCGCGCGGGACTACATCGTGGTCGGACGGACTGGGTACACCGAACACGTGGACGGTTGAGGGTGCGGCTGAGATCACCCCGGATAACCGGCGCTTCACTGGTGAACTGTGCGCTCCGCCGATCGAGTGGGATGCGAGCGGCAACAACGTGTACGTGCCGGCTCAAGCCGCTGACATCACGCGGAGACTGGGTAAGGGATCCACGCCTGTCATATCGCCACTGACGGATTTCTTCACGTCGATCAGCAACACCGGGCTATGGCCGTGTGAAGACGGTACGGCGGCGACCAGCATGGAAAACAAGCATGTGGGCGGGCAGCGAGGCTCGTTCGTGGATGTGTCGTTCGGTGTGCCCGCTGACCTCCCGGCATCGGCCGGAAGTGTCACCGTGAATAGCACCTCATCGGTCATCAGCCTGCTGGCCGATACGAGCGTGGCGAACACAGGGTTCGCGTATTTCAACTGGACCATGAAAATGGCCGCGATCCCGGCCTCATCGGTGACGATATTCAACCTCGGGTTGACGGGCGGAACGATCGGCCGGATCAACATCTCGGTGACCGCTACCGCGTACGACATCGCGGCGTATGACACGGCGGGCACGCTGATCACGAGCGCGTCTAACATCTGGGTGACCACCACCACGGGACCGAACTACTGGAATTTCTTCCGGATCCAGCTCACCCAATCAGGTGGCAACGTCGAGCTCGACTTCGGCTGGTATCACCCCGGCGACAGTTTCCTGACGGGCATCACCACGCTGACGTTCGCCGGCACGGCAGGGCGCTTCCGTACGTACAAGACCATCGGCGCAACCAACAACCTCGGTACGCAGTTCACGCACCTGGTGTTCGGGCAGATCTTGCTCGACAACAACACGACACCGTATCTTCAGGCGGCGAACGCCTTCGCCGGCGAGCGCACGCACGAGCGCTGGTTGAGAGTCGGAGAGAACAACGGCATCCCGACCGCTGTCATCGGCAACACCAGCAGCACTGAGCAAATGGGTGCACAACCTCGGGACACACCGCTCAACATCCTCATGGAATGCGTGGACACGGAGCAAGGGCAGTACTACCCCGACCGCAACACATCCACCCTGATCCTGCGTACGTACCGGTCACTGGTCAACCAGACGGGACCGTCGATCGACTATTCGGCTGACGAACTAGGGCCGGCCGTTCCCCGACCGGTGCCGGACGATGGCCTGTTGCGCAACACGGTGACCGCGACCAGGGCGGACGGCTCGACCGGATTCCACCAGAAGACCGATGGTGTGAAGGGCTCGGACAGCGCGGGCGTGGTGCCGGCCAGCATCAACCGCAACACGTACACGAACGCCCGTCTCGATGATCTGGCGGGATGGGATGCGTTCCTCGGGACGTGGGATGAGGAACGCTGGACAGGCGTCATGGTCGAGCTCGCGCGCAGCAACTACACGGGCACGGCGGCGAAGGTCCTCAAGGCGCATCTGCTCTCGATGCTCGACGTGGGGGATTACTTCTCGATCACCAACCCGCCGTCCTGGCTACCGCCCGACGATATCCAACTGATGACCCAGGGCTTCCAGAGTGAGGTGCTGGGCAACAAGACGTGGCGGATCACATGGAACACCTCACCGTACGGGCCGTACATCGTGGCGTTGCTCGACGATGCGCGCTATGACTCCGGCTCGACCACCACGGGTGCGGCGTACGACGACAACGATGTGAGCATCGTCTTCTCGACCACGAACCACGGGGACATCTGGTCAACAACATCCGAACCGTACAACGTGCTCATCGCGGGGGAAGTGATCAGGGTGGACAGCATGGGAGCGGCCAGCGGCACCGGGCCGTACACACAGACGGCAACGGTGACACGGGGGATCGACGGCATTTCCAAGGCCTTGCCGTCCGGCAGCGCGATTGTGCTGGCCGTGTCCGGCGACGCAGGAAGGTATGGACTGTAGTGGCGTACTCGACCGTGGCAACGGGGGATCGTATCCTCGCGTCCACCATCAACGACATCATCCAGTACGGACTCAACCGTCCTACGGTGCGCCTCGTGCAGAGCGCAGCACAGTCGATGCCGGACAACACTCAGACGGCGCTGACGTTCACGGGCACTGAGGACATTGACACGCACGGATTCCATGATCCGACCACAAACTCATCGCGGATCACGCCCAACGTGGCCGGCCTGTATGTGTTCTGGGGTGCGTACTACACGGGTGCAGCCACCACGCCCGTGAGCATCGACTGCTGTCTGCGCAAGAACGCGGCAACGGCCACGGCTACCGGTAGCCGTGACACGCTCGGTGCGATTGCCACCTCATCATGGGCGGAAGCGGTTTTCGAGATGAACGGATCCACCGACTACGTTGAGCTTGTAGGGCTTCAGGACTCATCAGGAGCGGTCAACTCGAATGTCTCGCTTCGCTTCACCTCCCACTTTTCCTGCTACCTGTTGAGGTATGCGCTGTGATGCTGGCCGAATACACCGTAGTTGCCGACTACTGGGTGGACATGCCCGAGGCGCAACCGCGCGCCCGCGCGCGCGTCAAGAAAAAGGACGGACCACCGGCTCAGATCATCGTCAACGATGACGGCTCGCTCAGCTACGATCCCGACGCGGACATCGAGATCGACACCTATCAGGCTGCGAAGTACAAGGACGTACGCGAGGAGGTGCGACTGTCCGCACCCATCGGCGTGTTCGCGGACAAGGTGCGCATCATCCCCGCGGTCGGCCAGGGCGGGCAGGGGCACGGCAAGCCTGCCCAGCAGAAAGAAAAGGGGTAGCCGATGGCCTGGCAACTGACAAAGAGCCTGACGCGCTTCCGCTCTCTGGTGAACGCCCGCTGGCCGAACCGCGATCACACGTCGGATGGCACCATCGGAGATCTCGCTCATCAGGCCGAGACCTCGGGACACAACCCCGACGACACCTCAGGCAGCAAGCCGGAATGGAACGGGGATCCCGACACCACGCCCGAGGTACGGGCGTTCGATATGGACGTGAACCTGGGTGAGGCCGGCACCACTGCACAGATGCTCGTGGACCACCTCATCGCGTTGCCGAATCTCGGGAGCGTGTTCCGGTACATCATCTACAACCGGAAGATCTATCGGTCGAGCTCGGGATTCGCACCTGAGGCGTACACCGGGGCGAGCCCTCACACCGAGCACATCCACTTCTCCGGTGCCTACACTCAGGCTGCGGACGACAACACAACCTTCGATTTCCGACTTGATGAGGTAGGGGACACTGTGGCGCAACTGACGGGCGATGACGCGTACGTCGTATGGAACACCGACAACTGCGTACCGATGCCGGACTGGCACCCGAACAAGCCGACGAACGATGCGATCACAGCGCAGTACGCCCTGTACATCGCGTCGAACGAGGCGCACGCGGCGAACGTCGGTGCGGCGGCGCTCAAGTCGCAGGTGGCGGCGCTCGGTGTGTCCCTGCTGGCCGCGATCACCGCGCTGGACAACGTGGACGAGGTGGCACTCGCGAACGCTCTTGTGCCGGCCCTGGCCGCTGCGGTCCTGGCCGGGCTTCCCGCTGGCACGCTCACCTCGGAGGATGTCGAGAGCGCAGTGCGCAACGTGCTCGTGCATGGCACGGAAGGCCCGTAGAGCACGGTCCGCAATTGTCCAGTCGGGGGTGATGGGTAGATGGGTGGCGCATGAGTGAGCAGGCCAGGATGGCTAACGGTAATGCGAGACACAAGCTTGTTCGCACTCGGACTGCTCATCCTCGCGAGGCAGGCCGGCATATTCTTCGACCCTCCATCC